ACCGCTTTAAGAAATGCCAGCACATCTTTCGATATACTTGGAGGGGCAATCTTCATTGGTACAAACTCGCCAGTCAAATCAGTCGCCACCATCCCGCTTTTACTGGTTGTTATGTGACTCTCGAAATCATCCCGAATCTTTTTCATCCTGGCACCATCTGCAACAGTCTTGGCATTAAATACGCCTTTAATTTGTAAACTCGCTTCGATGCTTTTCGGCAGCCCTTGAATTGTCTTGTCCAGAGCATCAAGCGTTCTGATCACATCCCGATTGTTCAAGATGCCATTATCATCACCGCCACCTACGATGGTATTGACACCCCTGCGCCATTTAAGGTGGAGCAGATCAGCATAGGGCAACGTGTAACTGCTGCCGTCCGCAAAATCAAAGCGCACTTCCCACGGCTGGCCATTACTCGTACCAATGTATATTGCAGTGGGGTTAAGTGGGTAAAAGGCCAAAAACCTTTTGAATTGTTGACCACTCGGGAGTGTGACAATCTCATATTGTGGATAGATAAAAGCATTGCCATGTTTGCGCCGCAACCACTCCACATTCTGAAGGAAGTCGTTCGTGGTCTGCAGGGGGTTCGGTTTGAACCGGAACAGCCTGGTAATATCATCATTCTGGACCTGCAAAATGCCATTGCCCTTGACGATGCTTTTCAACTCGATCTTTCCCACTTCGCTTGCCACCCGGCTAATTGCATTATTGACAAAATCAGACAGATATATATCTTGCCCAAAATTTGTAAATATCGGCTGACTGTTCGAGAGCCAAGAACCATAGGTGGTTGTTTTGCCGCCTAATACGTTTTTTAAATAGTCTAATACTCCCAAAGCATAGACCCTCCTTTCTACATTAAAGCTAGGAATTCAGAGCGAAACCATTCCAGCGTGGCATAGGCAATCACCTTGCTTGCAGTGCCGTCGATACGTTGGGTGCTCTGAAGTTTTGCCGGTATGATCCGGCCCATCGTGTCCACCTTCACGCCGGTGTTCTTAAAGCACCAGATACAGAGCGGATTGTTTTGATAGTTGACACTCTTGTCCCGCATGTCGGCCTCCAACGTCCGCATTGGGTTATTCAGTACCTTAAAATCCTGCGGCACATTGATGGTAATCTTATCGCCAAATAGCTCGATATATCGGTTCTGGAAATCCTTCGCGAATCGGTTATCATAGCCACTACGAAAAGGTTTCAAATCATATTCTTCCAGTAACTCGAAATGCCAGTCCGCAATGATATGGGTTTCAACTGCATTACCAGGGACGATGGTCAACCACCCTTCCCGCTCCCATTGTCGGTAATCAACACCGTCTGGGCTTTTATCAAGTTTGCTTTCGGGGATCCAGTAGCGCGTATGTAAGTACATCCCTGGATCGTTGGGACGCTTCAGCAATATCGTCGATGAACACAGGTCTATTGTTTCAGCAAAGTCATTGCCGGATATATAAAAGCCACCCGCGAAATCTTTAAGCTCGAAGGTTTCTATATTTGTTATGTCGCTTAGTTGCAGCCACGCCTGCGCGTTTGACTGTTTGAGGTTGAAGTCTTTCGCCAGCATGTAGGCCCTGGTTGCACTATCAACCTTGGCATCTTCAATCATTCCGTCCAGGTAGTGCCATTTCTTGGCCACTCCCAAATTAGGGTTGCTCTTGACCCACGACTTCCGATCCTGCCAGACTTCTTCTTCACTATCCTGCGTATACAGCCACACAAGCCATCTGGGATTATTCAGTTCCCTTTTCAGTAGCTGCCTGGCCTTGACGAGTGTCTTGTCCAGGTAGCCATCTTCAACAAAGCCGTCGGTTGTTATTTCATCGACCATTGACTCGTCTTTGGTAGATGTCGATTGCATAATCGGGGCGACCAGCCGATTGTCTTTCATTTCATGAATTTCATCAACAATAGCCTTGTCGATGTTCTTGCCTTCTTTGGCCCCTGTCTTGACGGACAGCTTCTTGATCTTAGCTTTGTTCTGAGCGCTATACTTGCCCTTCTTACGCTTTTGTTTGGGGTTGCCCATAAACATGCCCTTGATGTTCTTTCGACTAACACGGGCCAGCTTCGGGCTTTCCTCGCGCATGTTATTCATTTCATCGAATATCAACCCGGCTTGCTCATAGTCATTTGAAGCGGCCAGAATGTTTGTGCCTATATTGCCGCAAAAGAATTCAGCCAGGCCATCAGCGGAAATCAAGGTCGTCTTGCCGTTCTTCCGACCAATCATCAGCAGTGTCCGGTTGAAACGTCTTAACCACTTGCCCTCAATGAGCATATAAAAAGCATACTTGGATTCCAAATATGCCTTTTGCCACAATTCAAGTAGGAATGGTTCACCAGCAAAAGGGGAATTGCTGTGCTTGCATTCATGCTCTATGAAGTTTATTCGTTTATGTGCTTCTGTTACGTCATACCGGAACCTTGGAGCATCCATATCAACAATCAGGATGTCCAACATCAACTGCAGCTCTTTGCCTATGAGTATCTCACCTGATTTGCACTTGTCGTAATATTCGAGCAGGTAGCTATTCATAATCGCCCAGGCCATCGTCGTCGTCATCCACATCCACTGCCAGGTACTTCATGAGTTTGTCCATGATATTAGTGAGCGTTGCAGCATGCTTAGTTATCTCACTAGACACCGGCAACGACTTCTGGATCTCTGGATGATCAGGATGGCACTTGACCAGCCCCGATTCTGCAGCCTTTGCATTAAGCTGTTTCAGGTAAATGGTTTCGTGAGCAGCCTGTTCAATCAAAGCCTCAAGCGCACCAATTCTATTCTCTTCTGCGGCTGGGAATTTAGCCTTCAGCCGGTCGATTTCTTTCGATAACTCGGACATTTTGATAATCTCACCTACTTTCACGCGTTCTCGCAAAACTACCAGGGGAAAGTCAAAACTTGGGCGTGTGTCGTAAATGCGTCCGCTCACAGTATTACTAATCTCTAGGATTAGGAGCCTACCGGGGGGGCTACTTTGTGTAGTTATCCCACCAATCGTTGACGTATGCGGTCCATCGTTCTGGCCTATCTGCCAGCTCTACACGAGCAAGGCATTCATCCCTTGTGCTATCACAGTGGATCAGTTCAGCGCCCAACTCTTGTGCAACGCGTTCCCTCTCATACTTGTCAGGATAGCCACCAATTATATAAGCATTGTACCAGTTACCATATCTAGTTTTTATCTGGTCCAGCATTTCATCCTTTAACTTAAATATGTTGAATCGTACATTTTCAGGCTTAACATAACCGGGTTGATATGTGATCGCCCGCCAAATCTCGTCAATATCCAGCACAATGTCACCATGTCGCATGAGATCCTTAACCAGCGTTGTCTTGCCACTTAATGGACTGCCATACACAATGTATACCTGTTGCTTGCCACCGAACCTGGCATGCTCCAGGTTGTGGCATGTATGACAAATGATTTCAATATTGTCGGGATTGAGAGACACGTCAAGGTCGTCTAGGTTGTCGTCTGTCAGCTCAATGATGTGGTGCCCTATAAGTTGACCGAAGTCCACGATTATCTCGCCACAGCGATTACATTTGCCTCCAGCCGCTATCTTCAGGCTGTATGCTAAATCACGCCAGGGCTTGCTCATGTAGAATTGATGGCGCTTATCGATTGTCAAAAGTTCTTCATCCCTTCCGTCTTCTTCAGCAGCTCCAGTCGCTCTCGCTCCATATCTATCTTCTGAGGATTGTCTGACCAGTTCTCTTTGTCCTTGTTCTTCAGGATGATATTGCAAGCGGCCACATCAGGCGGAAAATATTTCAGCGTTTCCTCCGTGTATCTGGTTATCTTACCAGCCTCTTGCTTGATATACGTCTTGCTTTCCTTATGCTCAAAGCCCTCGGCCCTTTTTGCCAGCGCATTCTCTATTCGTGCCAGGAACGGCTCCTTGCCCCTTTTTATGGAGTCCATAAAGTCTGGATATAATTTCTTGTAGACTTCCAGGGTCGCCTTGCTGATCCCCAAATTGGTTGCGATTTCTTTCTCACTCAATCCATTGCGTGCCCATTTCTGCACCAGTTCTAATCTATCTTTCACCTGAGGCCATTTTGATTTCGCCATATCTCCACACCTCCATCAGTGCATAAGAAACCTGCTAACCAAAATCAAGCCCTAACGAACGAATTTTAAAAATATACTTGGAAAATGAGCGCAACTAAAGAACAGCATGACGAATAAGCCTTGACTGAATCAGGGCTGACGTCGCGCGGTTTTACATTATGGTTACATGGCTTGTTGATTCAACTGTTTCAGTTCCATCACCCGAGCATAATAAATACGCAGGAACTTGTTCAAACCGGCAATCTTGGCGACTTTTTTCGGTTTGCCTTCCTGCTCCTTCTTGAGCATGTATTGGTAGATGGAACACTCTTCGCTTTTTGCCGCCTTCATGCACATCATCGCCTGGTAACCGACCTTCCTTAAGATGGCCGATCCTCGTTTGGAGATATGCCGTTTCGTCCCTCGGTACTGGCCGGACTCGTGTGGCGGCGAATCGATTCCCGCAAAGGCGGTAAGGCATTTCTTGTTTCTGAATTTGCTCATGTCGCCAATCTCAGCTACCATCTGTACCGCCAGTCTGTCAGCGATGCCGGAAAATTCCTTGGCCACCTTATACTCCTCAGTATCCTGTGCAAGTTCAATCATCCGTGCTAAAATGGACCCGAGGATTCGGTCTGTTTCGCGCAGCAACCGAACCGCATCCATAACGCCCGCGTGCATATATGGGCTAGTGGATGACACGACCGGGATACCATTCTTAGCCAGTGCGAAGATCTTTCGAGCTTTGCAATCGCTCGGATGGTATCCTTTTTTTCTAGCCCATGCATTGTATCTGCGGACAAAGGTCTCTTCCCTATGTTTGCTGACACAGTCTGTATGCCAGAAGGCTTCCACGAATTCACTCAGCTTGTCCTTCTCGAATGTAGCGGAGTCGTGCTTGAGCAGACCTGTAATACCTGGAAAACTGTCATCCAGCAGCTTATCCATGAACAGCCTTTGGCTTACATGAATTCCCATGTAATGCTGGTACTTCCGGTTCAAGGCACGAAGCTCCTGATACACTGGGGCATCCACCTTGTATTCCGCGAGCTCCTTCCAATGCAAGATCCCGTACTGGGAGATTTTCCACGCATCCGACTTGTCCGTCTTCACCTTCCGGAAATTGATACCGGTCGTAAACTCCTTCATCTTCAGCGGATTCACGACGCTGACCCAGATTCCGCATTCCATGAGGGCTACCAGCAGCGGCAAGTGGTAACGGCCCGTCGCTTCCATGATTACATGAGCCTCGTCCTCCTGGGACAGTATCCAGTCGCATAACTCAGTTAGCGATGTTCGGGTATGCTCCACGTCAAACGGAGAATGCGCAATTTCTCCATCCGCTTTCAGTGCAGCTACTGTACTCTTGCCTTTTGAGACATCCACACCAATACTAATCATCCTACTACCTCCACGAATAGATTTGTAAATGATCCCATCTGCACTCATTGCCTCAATCATTTTAGTTCGTTACGCGGACGTTCATGCCCAACCTGCTTCATCGACTGCTTCCAATGAGCCGATGGACGACAGTTTCTTATACGGATGCTAAAATCCAAAAGAGCCTCCCGTCGTCCATTTACATGCTCATTATATGAAAATAAGTGCAGACGGGAAAACCTCAAACAAGGTTTTCTCATCTACACTTATAGGGTACTAAAAGAGCCCCGGAAGG